GGTCTTTAGAGGCTTTTAAAGAGGCACTTAAAGATACCACTAAAGAAACCCTCTTAATACCTTTTTAATAAAGGTCTTTAAGTGTTTTAAAAAGGGAGACAATAGAAGACCCTTTTAAAACCTCTTTTATTACTCTTTAAATACACTCTAAGCACGGCTGTCAAGAGCGTAAGTCGTTGAGGGGTCCAGTTTTAGAGGTGGCTGTTCTTGACGTAAGCACTTAGAGGGGGTCTTTTGCGTAACACCTAGGGCGGGTTTTTAGTAAAACGCTTTGAGAGGCCCCTAGAAGCGTTTCTAAGGCCCCTCTAATCCCTTTTAGGTACTCTGACCCCTAAAAGGTTTTTCAGGGGCCTTCTAGGCGATTCTGAGTGGACTTACGAATCAAGCCAGTTACAACCGCCTATGGATGCCATAGAGGCTTTTTGAAGGTCTTCAAGGGATGAGGCGTAACCTATGGCATCGATAGAGAGGCCACCATCGCCTTGGATAAACTTTCGTTCCAGTTCCCACTGTTCAGCCAAACGAGCGTCCATAGCTTGTTTTTCCGTTTGAGCCATGGACTCCGTAAAGTACTGCACAGCCATTGCCAAAGCGTCTAAGCGGTCGTCATGCCGGATACTGTTCTTCTCCTTAGTAATACGGGTGAGCTGGAAGAAGAGCTGGTATTGGGAACGAGTTTCGCTTGGATAGCACTCAGTGGAGGCAAGGTCTTGAGTGACTACGTCCGTGTCAACCATCAACCGGTGTTGATTAAGAACAGGCTCAAGGGTGTCAATAATCCTGACTTCTTTCTGTTTTGTGTGTCGGACCTCTTCAATAGAGCAGGGGTAAATCACGCCGAGGTAGCGTTTGAGAAGCTCAGAGAACATCCCGAGGCCGAGGTTGCTTTCGACCAATATTTGTTTGACCTTGTACTCTTTAGCGATAAGAGACAGCTTTTTAAGATTCGGTTCGCTGTAACCGCCTCGAAGACAACCGCTAGCGAGAAGGAAGAGGTTACCGTTCAAGTAGGCGACTATTGCGTAACCAAGCTCGTCAGAGCCGCGTCCAGACGGGTCAACAGCCAGGACAACCCCGGTGTAATCCAGAAACTCCGAACCAATCTGGGCAGGCTTGTAGAACAGATCGCCGTGAAGACCAACAGAAGGAAGGTCTAGGGCTTTATCGCCGTTAGCCATCCACACGACCTTATCTGGGCCTTTCTCGCGGTTTAGGCGAAACACACAAAGGTCTTTAAGTTTGAGAGGAAACCGTTCCTCGTCGCTTAGGGAGATGTCGAGAAGGAACTGAAGGTTGAACGTGGATTTACCGATGGATAGCTGTCGAGCTTCCAGTTCTTCCCAATCAAAGCGTCGAGGGTCTACAGGGTGTCCAGCAAGGCTTTTGTCTTCTGCTAGATCAGCTTGGATCTTGGGTGCTAGACGGTCTCCGTAGTAGTTCTTGAGTTTCTTTGCAGTGGGGTACAAAGCAGGCCAAATACGGCAGGAATAACCAGCCAGTTCAAGCTTTGCGTAGATCGAGTCTTGGGTGTGAGGGGTTCCAAGGAACACGATCTCACCACCAGGCTTGATCACCGAGTCAAACTCTTTGATCGATTCCCGGAGCTTGTCTCGGATCAGTTGGGTTTCACAGGACTGGGGCGTTTCAACGTCATCAGCAACGATGAGATCAGCACGGCTTCCAGTGATTTGACCGAAGATACCGCTTGAGCGGACGCTGGGGCTTTGGTCTGGTTTTGCACCGTAGACATCAAACGCAACCTTGCTAAACCGCTGGGTGTCGCTTGGAAATAGATCTTTGACCATGAACCAGTTCCGAAGCAGGTCATGGCAAAACACACTGAACGCATCTGCACGGTCTTGAGCTGCAGAGATCACCAGCACCTTAGTGTCTGGGTTTCTCCGTAGCCTCCACAGGACGTAACCAGCTGTCAGGAAGCTCTTACCGCAGCCCCTGTACGCCATGATGATCCGCCTGTCAGGACCGTTCTGCAGGTAGTCAGCTAGCTGGTACTGAACCGGTGTGGGGCTTGGTAGACGAAGGTAGTGCCAAAGGTGAGTAGCAAAAACAGGAAAACTTTCTACAGCTTCCTGGATAAGCTTTTCTGTTTGTTTATTCGGCCTTGGCATCGTGAGCCCACTTAAATACTTGGCTCAGGTTATTCTGCAGGATCAAGTTCATTCTTGTTAACTCAAGCGTCATTTTCTCCAGGTCATCCCTAGAGGCATTTGGAAGCTCTCGCCGTATTCTCTCTACCCTTAGGGATTGCTCTAAGGAGAGATTGAGATTGGGCATAGGAGGCAGTTCATCCATTGTTCGATGACAAACTCACGCTCCTCACAATAGTCAGGGCGACTCTTAAACCACATTTTCCAATTATTACTTCCCTTTTCGTGGTTACAACGGCTGCAAGCTGGAACAATGTTTGTAGCTAGATCCTCACCACCTTTGGTTTTGGGGTGAATGTGATCCAGAGTCAGCTTTTCACTTTTAGTGCCGCAGTAGGCACATTTACAACCAAACGCTTCTTTAATTGATTGTCTCCACTGCTTGACTGCTTCTCGTCGCTGTAGCGCTTGGAGGTTAGCCATAGCTGCATCTGGCGTTAAATACACAAAACCCCCAGATGGCGAGTGAATCACCATACTGGGGGCCTTGGTTGGTACATATAGGGTTTGTGTCCCTATGCACCAATATAGCTTCTAACCTTTTTGATATCTACCTCTGGGAGTGCAGAAATCATCTCGGAGATAGCGCTAACGTCACCACCGTTAAGGGCAGTAATACCTTGGTCCTTGAGGAACTTAATAGCGTTAGCAAGGTCAGAAGCTTTTACGTCATCACGATTCAGTTGATCAATCAGTTTCGTAGCCACCAAACGGTGTAGCGAATACAGATCGTCTTCTGATGCGAGACCTTCTGTCTTATTTAGAGACTTTTTTGGAGAAGCTGCCATACAAAACACGGAACGCCTTCAACCCCAATTGTACGAGGCTGTTTTCTTTAAGTTTGGATGCACCAACCAGTTCAGACAAAACAAAAGCTAGTGACCACAGTGCTGCTTGCACAGCGGGATCAGTAAAGTCCATGGTAATTAGGACGGGTTCTCAATCAAAATAGCCCACCCAGAACCTGGACCTTCTACTTCCCATCTTTTGTTCCAATTTTTCTGGCTATAAACCACCTCTTTACCCTTGCTGTGATTGGTATAGCCTCCACGGACCATATCGGCTTCACCATTAGGGTCGTGATGTATCCAAGCACCAGTTTGATACCCAATAACAACAGAGTAGTGTCCGCCCCCGCTAGGAGCCCCTACAGGGCCTTTGTGTAGCCAACCGACTACAACAGGCCTACCCGCGTCTAACTCGCGTCTGAGGAGCTCTGGGGAGCCGTTCTGAATGAATTTAGCGCGTAGTCCAAGGTACTCAAGGGTATCAAGCTGAGCTTGGCTGTTTGTTGAGTCTCCGTAGCGCTTTCTAATCCGGTTGTATTCGTCGTCGTTCTTTACTTTGCCGTAGTACCTAGCCACCATGGCGCAGCTAGAGCTAAAGCACTCACGCCAGCCAGTACCACTTGCGTTATCAAGCTGATATTCATACGGAACTTTAAGAAGTACTCCGTGTTGATTATTAGGAAGAGTGTTTTTAGGACCTGACCGCCAAAGATCAGAAAACTTTGCCAAGATCCCTTCAGGAATATGATCCTGTAGGAAATCAAGAGCAAAGTTTTGATGATCCTGGTTGTTGTAGTACTTAGCTACATCACGAAGGGAAATTTCGTCCATTGAGAAGAACCCGATCAAGCTTTGCGTCAATATGCTGCATCTGTTGATCGAGCCTGTCAATCATCGGCATCAGGTCGTCCTTCCGAACAAAATCTCGATGCACAGTGATTTCAACAGTGTCGATGCGGTGGTCAAGATCTCCTAGCTTGCGAGTAGACCAAGCAAAAATACCGCCTCCCACAGAAGCAGCACCAAGAACTAGGGAAAGGACGAATGCTGGGTCCATTAGATTTTGTACTTTTGGCCTACTTTTTGGGCGCCCCTTTTTAAACGAGCACCTGCAGGAGTTTGAGTAAACCTTTCCCAAGCTCGTTTAGATACTGCATCAGGTTCCTGAGGAGGATCTATTTCGATTGGACGGATCTCAAAACTAGGACTACCAGCAATTTTGGTGCCTTTGTCCTTCTTCATTCCGTAGCCGCTTTTGCTTTTCATTTCTTGGGAACGCAATTGGGAACGGGTTTACCGCCTTTCTTCTTCATACCAACCATTTCGTAACCCTTCCAGCAGGGTCCTTTCTTCTTGTCAGCCATTAGCGTTCTCCTTTCATTTTGGTGTTGTAGGTCCGACCACGCCAGTTGAAGCTCTTTTTACCAGCGCTACGAGCTTCAGAAAACGCCTTATCGAACGACTGAGCACGAGTCATACCCTCTTGAGGGTTAGGCACGTTCTGAGAAGGCTTGTAATCACCACTCTCGCGGGCTTCAGTCAAAGTACGTCCAGCAGCAGGACGAGCTTTACTAGCTTCATAAGCCGCTGCTGCAGGGCCAAAACGACGCAAAGAACTCATCACGTTCATCACATTACTAAGGATGCTCAAACCGGAACCCTGAGGGTTTCTAGCAGCTCCTGAAGGGGTCACAGTACCCGGCATATTGGCCCGAGGAAGACGAGCCGTTTGAGTGGGACGAGAGCGACCACTAGGAGTCCTAGTACGCCCACCTCGTTGAGTAGCTCCTTGGCCTTCAGGAGCGTAGCGACCCGCGTTACTACGAGTTTGGCCTCCGCGTTTGATGGGCATCGGTTTACTTAGTTTTATAGCCTTTTTTCATCTTGCCATCTTTTGAGCTGTTGTGTTTGGCAAGTTGCTGAGCCACTTCTGGTTTCTTAGCGTAGAGGTACTTACGCTGTTGTTCGGAGGCGAACGGCATGGGACCTTTAAAACTGTTCTTTACCCAGCTTATTGAATACTTTCTTAATTGGATTATTGATGAGTGGAGAACCGCAAAAACAACTGCAAATTTAAATGAAGAAATACGCAAATACAAAGAAGCGACTGAAGAGTTATACCCTCAGCCGCAAATAGAAATTAAGGAAAATGGCGTTTTTGGAGAGGAGTGTTGGTATATCGAAATCTCCAACCCAGCGTTCAGCGACCCTGACCTCGATAAGCTTTCTGACCCCGTTTAGGCTTGCTGTTCTTGCTAGACCCTTGGGTAGTCTGCTTCGGCTTAGGGGGTAGTTTGACGGGCTTACCGTTAAGAGTCTTTCTTACCACGGCACTCCAGAAGCTTTAGTAGGTGCAAGCTTCTCAGCAATCTGTGCGTCAAGAGCTGCGTCAATTTCAGTAACCTTTTCGTCACCACCAAGCTTCTCCTTGACCCAACCAATTACGGTGTTTTCATCGAGGTTGGGGTACGGAATCATCGAAGCAGGATCAGGAGCTTCCAGTCCAACAGAACCATAAGCACCAGCTTGCTCACCATCCTTATACCGAGTCACGGTGTAATGAACAGTAAAAACCGCGCCGTCCGAAACGTTGCGCTCCATACTGGCAACTTTCCAAGTAGTAAAAGGAAAGTCAATTCCGGGAGTAGTCATAGGTGAAACTTGTTTCTGAATTAGTTTAAAAGGTTTGCAACCAGTTGGGAACGGCCGGTTGCCCGCCTAGTGAGTAGGACTAATCAGCAAGCCATCAGCACACAGGGCACGCAGTAGCTGCCATCGGCATAGGTTTCGCTGACGTGAGTTGAAGTCACTTTGGCAATCGTTTTGCTGCGGATGATGTCATCGTCCTGAGGTTTGGCGGTGCCATCACCAGCGGACATCAGCAGATCACCGCGTTCAACCGTGACACCTTGAGCAATACGGATAACAAAGTCACCCGTCATCGCGCAGTAGAAGTCGTTGGTATAGGTGTCATCGTCATCGTCCCAAGCTTGGAAGACGCCAGACACGTTCTTGTCACCTTCGACATCGCTTACCTTCATTCGGTTGAGTTGTTCGTTATCTTCATCACCCCATTCGCACATCTCGTCGATGTTGGAAAGGACAGAACCGCGAAGAATTTCAGTACGCTCTACGCCACCAGGGAGTTGGGACCAGCGGCTTAGGTGAGCACCGTTGTAGCTGACGGTGGTGCCAGAAACACTGATACTACCTTCATCTGCACCGTCTTGCCGAAGAAGAATAATACTGCCATCGCTGCTTATTCTATCAAAAATTCCAGCAACATTACTGTCGGCTTTCGCCCAGACATAGGAATTACCTGTGGGGTTTTGAACTCCAACTTGCAATTCACCCGTAGCGTTAATTCTAACCCGCTCCGTCGGGCTGCTCGCTCCGTCGGCAGTAGTGGAGAACACTAGGCGGGTTGGCATGTCGTTAGCGCCAGGAGTGCCGTCTACTTCGGCATAAATTTGCGCTCCGGTGACAAATTGAGTGCCGTCCGATGCTTGGAAATTAATATTTCCCATAGCGTCACCATTAGCCAAAATGGTGTTTCCGCCAATCGAACCAGATTTTTGCCGGGCAAGAATTAGGTAAGAAGGCAAATCAGTCGCAGAACTAACAACTGACAGCATCGTTGTGCCAGTGCCTGCATCGCCTTCCAGTTGGAACCTAGGCGTATAGGACCCAGCGTTAAAGAAGTTACTACGCGCAGTAGACGTGCCAACTAACAGGCGTCCCGATGTATCAAACCGAGCCGACTCACTTCCATCACGCAGGAACTTGATTGCAGTTGTGCCAATGGCGTTAATGTTTGGATCAGCAGAATCGCTATCCTGGTTGATCTGAAGACCTTTAGATCCACGGCTTACTTGGAAGTTAGCTGAGCCGGAAGATGGTGAAACTTGAAGTGTTGCACTAGGCGAAGTAGTGCCAATCCCTACGTTGCCTGAGGAGTTTATTACGAACCTATCAGTATTACTGTTAGTTACATCTCTAATACGGAAAAGATCAGACCCGTAAATCTCCCAATCTTGATTGTCATTAATGTCTTCTAGTCGGATAACCGCATTATTATCTCTTAAGTGCAACAAAGCAGCAGGGCTACTAGTCCCCAGACCTAAGCGACCAGAGCTGTCGATGCGGAGGCGTTCGGTTGCTCCTGTTTCAAATGCAAGTTGTCCGCCGATGTTTCCAATGCTGGCTTGAGTAGAAGAACCGGCGTTGTTTTGGAAACGGAGGTATCCATAATCATCTGTGCTGCGATTGCGGATGTTGACAGCAATGCCGCCAGAATCAGAAACAACGTCTAGAGAATTATTAGGACTCGTCGTGCCAATCCCGACGCGATTATTAGTGGCATCGACAACTAACGTGCCGTTATCGACGTTGAGATCAGTAGAGTCACTAAACTCAACGCCGTCGATTTGTACTTTAGTAAGTGCCATAGTTAGTTCGAGCCTCCTTCAAGATTAGCAACTTTGGTTTCTAGGGTTTCAATCTTGGCGATTGCTTCCTTTAAAGCAGCAGTCAAAACCGGCACAAGCTTGGATTGGTCAATGCATTGATGGACAGGAATTGTGTCGCCATTCTCATCAAGCTTGTTATCTCCAGGTGAAACTCCATCAGGCAGCTCTTCAAATTCGTCCCAAACCTTTACTTCATCTTTTGTGCCAAATACAGCATTTGGGATAACAGTTTCAACTTCATGGGCAATAAAGCCCATAACAGTTTTTTCTGGATCTGAGATAAAATTAAACTCTCTAGGCTGCAACTGTTTAACAAGGTCAATGCCGCCTATTGCGTCAACTATATTTTCTTTTAAGCGATAATCTGAAGTTGTGTTGTAGTAAACCTGACTGCTATCAACGCTAATACTGCCTTTAACTACTTCGTTCCTAGCAATATAAACAGCGCTTCTATTGCCAGTGTCACCGTAGCTTTGGTTGATAACAATAAACCCATCAGACTTGCGGCTGTCAATGTAGAGTGTGCCGCTAGTGCTGGCATTATTGCTGTAATAACAAATGCGGGAATCGGTATCAATAGATCCGTTGGTGCCGTTTATGGTTCCTAGTATAAAACTTCCGTCATTCGTAATCCTCATCCGCTCGGTCGGAGAAGACGCCCCATCCGCCGTAGTGGAGAACACTAGCCTCGACGGCATTTCAGTGCCTGAAACGGCGGCATCTACATATGCCTCAATAGACGCACCAGTTACATAGCCGCCGGAATAACCATAGAAAAGGATATTTCCTAGTTGATCACCGTTGCTAACCGTGGAGGGAGAAGCAGTTGTCCCGCGAGCCTTGACAAAATCAATACGTGGTCCGTAAATATCATTACGCCCCGAAAACAAGCCAAGACAGTTGGTGTTGTCGGCAACGATCTGAATTGCATCACCATTGTGAATGGTAGAAGACGTGCCAACTAACAGGCGTCCCGAGCTGTCGATGCGCATCCGCTCGGATGCGTTTGTACTAAACTCCATTGAGTTTGTACTGTTGTCATAATAAATTTTGCCGATATCGTCATCACCAGAATCACCAAACTCAATGCGGCACTCACTGCTAGTTCCGGCTCTCAATGACAACAAAGCGGTAGCGCTGCTGTCGATTCTCTGAATTGCTGTTGCAGAACCATCGCCAATATGAAGGTTGTAACCAGGACTCGTATTGCCAATCCCTACCGACCCTCCGACAGGGTTAAGGCAGATGTTTCTGGTATTGTTTCCATTCTGGCTTTGTAGCCAAACGTAGTCAGAAGACCCTACACCTGCGTACAGTTTAGTTTGAGTTCCAAGACCATTTACTGAGGCAAGGGCAATATTCGCATTTGCAGCCGTTGTTGCCCCTGTCGCACTAGCAGCGCCGCCAGTTGCATCAATTTCACACTTTGAACTAGGACTACTAGTCCCCACACCTACGCGATCTGTAGAAGCGTCTACAAACAGAGTATCGGTGTCAACAACTAAGTCTTGAGCGCCAAAATCAGGGCTGATCTTTGTACCAGCAATCGCAGCAGAAGCGTTTACTTTGGCGTTAGTAACACCACCGTCTGCCAGCTGAGTAGTACCGACAGTACCAGCACTAGGAGTACCAATGTTGACGGTAGAACCAAGAGTAATGATGAAGAACGGTGAGCTGGTAGCAGGAGCGTTAGAGAAGATGATGTCCGAACCGTCGATAGCAAAACCTTCAGACGGCTGAGAAGTACCAGCGTTTGGTTTCTGAACAACACCGTTGATGCTGACGATCAGCTGCTGAGCAAACGCAGGAGGGTTGCTGAGTTCAAAACGGAAAGCAGTACCGTTAAACGTTGCAGAACCACCACCAGTACCAGAGGAGCTGCTCAGGGTGTTGATGAAGAACTCACCAATCGACTGGACTTCTTCCCAAGCAGTGTTAGCCCCGTTACGGACCAACATTTTGTTTGTACTGGTGTTGAAGAACAGGTCACCAGCGTCGTTGTCAGTGGTGGGGTTGGTAGAACCAATCCGATAACGAGCTTTGAAATCGTTGATGTCAGAGCTCAGCTGACGGACATCTTCGTCCTTAGCAACAACACGGTGGAAGTCATAGGTATGAGCAGTACTGGTAGAAACAACCAGCAAACCAATACCGTCATCCAAAGTGGTGCTGTTGAACCCAGCAGGGAAGTTATTGATAACTACAGGGTCGCTACCACCAGCACGAGTACCAGCACCAACGCCGCTTGCGTTAACGACAAGACCGTTTGCGTTAGCAATACTGACAACAGTGCCCTCAGGCGGTGCAGTAGCAGGGAAGCTGTCTTCATTAGCAATAGCTTCAAAACCACCGATGGGGTCAATACGTGCCGTAATGCGGCTGTCGATAGAAGCAGCAGTCGGGTACTGAGTAGTAGAGGTCCAGGTGGGTGAGTTGGTAAGGGTGTTACCGTCCAGCTGGTTCAGCTCAGTAACGTCAGCAGTAATGCCGTTGAGGGTGTTGAGCTCAGCGGTAGTAACAGTGGCACCGTCAAGGATCTGAACTTCAGCAGCCGTCAGATCAGCCAAAGCAGCAGCAGTCGTACCACCCATCGTGGCGAGCTCTTGCAGCTCAGCATCAGCCAGTTTGACGTTAGTTACTGCACCGTCAGCAATCTTGGTTGTGGTGACGTTACTGTCGGCAATCTTTGCAGTCGTAACAGCAGCACCATCAATAGCTGCAGTACCAACAGCAAGGTCAATGATTTGAGCAGCACCAACGCTGTCATCAGCCAGCTTGGCTTGAGTAACAGCATCATCAGCGATCTTGGCGGTTGTAACGTTTGAATCTGCGATCTTTGCAGTCGTTACGTTTGAATCCGCAATCTTGGCAGTAGTGACAGCACTGTTAGCAAGGTCACCAGCAATGATGGTTCCGTCTGCAATCTTGGCAGAGGTAACAGCGTCATTAGCAATCTTTGCCGTCGTGACGTTAGCGTCAGCGATCTTTGCAGTAGTAACTGCTGCGTCGTTGATCTTGGCAGTCGTAACGTTGCTGTCAGGGATCTTGGCAGTGGTTACAGCACCGTCAGCCAGCTCTGCAGTGTCGATAGCACCGTCAGTAACAGCAATCGTGATTTGACCGCTAGCAGGGCTGTTGTCGGTGATTGTGAGAGCGTTACCAGCAACAATGTCACCGGTCAAAGCATCGTCAACCTTGCTGTCTACACGAGCGTCAATGGCGTCTGTAGTGGCTGCGTGAGCTGAATCAG